TGCATTTGCCGTAAAAAATGACACTTTTGGCGTCGCCAAAAACCCCGATATTGGCGCGAACAACTTCTTTTTTATCGGTGATTTCATAGCCATTGGGGCAATAGCTGTTTTCTTTAAGGGATGTTTCCAGCCATTTGATGCGGTCGGCATCGTCGTAGGGATAATACACATCGGCGCGATACCGGAATGTGCCATCGGCATAGGGTTCAAATTCGGTGCCGCGCAGTCTGTCTTCGGTTGAACAGGCGGCAAGGAGACTGACCAGCCCGATGATGATGATTGAACGCATAAAAAATTCCCCGGTTTTGTGAGCAGAATGTGGGTTGTTATGGTCAGCTAAATTCGTCAACCAGTTCGGACAGGGCTTCGAGTTCTTCCGGTTTGACAATGCCATCGGCCTGAATAAGCCCGTGGCAGGCTTCAACAAACATTTTACGGCGGTGCTTGTGGTGCTTCCATATGCCATCAATGGCATCGTTTACCTGGTCTTCTGTCGGGCGCAGTCGCTTGATATAGGCGGCAAGGGCTTTGGCATCGATTTCGGTAAAGGGTTCGTTGTGGAAATCGGCCACCTTTTGCGCATAAGCAAGCATGAATTGGATTTCGGCAGGGTGCATATAGCCGTCGCTGCGCGAAAGGGTGGACAGCAACCGAAGGTCAGGACGGCAGTATTTTTTGATGCGCTGGCCCGGGTTGCTTTCGATTTCAGGAAGGGGGGCTGCATCGCGCGCCGGGAAAAAGGCCGGGTTGACGATTATTTGCAGTTCGTCGCGGAAAAAATCAACCGGATGGGAAACGACACCGTCGATATCAATGATGGAAACGATGCCGGTGCTAAGGAACTGACGATAGGCGTGGCGTTCATAACAATAGGCGTGCAAGCGGTAAGCGGTTTGCTCCGTCCAGGTGCTGTAAATCACGATACGGCGGGTGGTGACGCGGTTTTTGCTGTCGCGATATTCAATGGCGATACTGATATCGGAAAGATCAATATCGCCATATTCGTCGGCGGTTTCGGGGCGGGCGCTTTCGGTAGCATCAAACGGGATGTTCGTGCTGATGGATACCGTGATTTCCGGTGCCAGTTTCGGTTTGAAGAATTCGAGAAACGCCATTGCAGCCCCCTGTGCATTACAATCAGGGGATGAAGTTAATTTGATTTTTAAACGGGAGTCAAAATTTAATGGCGGGGTTCGGCGTGGGTAGCGAATAAAGGCCGCTTTCGTTAATAACCAACATTTCCTGATCACCAGAGGGGGTACGAACAGTATTCGTACCCCTTTCATCGTCATCTAAACGGCTCACAGCCTTGCTGGTATCCGAATGCTCCAGAATGCAGAGCAGGCTGAACACATTGAAAGCCAGAGTAAGCTGATCTCTGAAATGGCGCCCAAGGTGGATGGGTTCGATCTGATCGCACATGCAGACGGATCGCTTTGCATTACGGATGCGGCCAAGACCTTGCAGAAACGCCCTAAAGACCTGTTCGCCTGGATGGGGCAAAACGGCTGGATTTACAAGCGCACAGGGTCAGCAACGTGGATTGGGTATCAGTCCAAAACGTCACAGGGGCTGCTGGAGCATAAAACCACTACAGCGTATCGATCTGATGGATCTGAAAAAATTACGGAACAGGTCCGCGTCACGCCGAAAGGATTGACCAAATTGGCCCTTGTTTTTGGCGTATCCGGTACGGAGTTGGTGTAATGCGGCAGGAAAAGGATATCGAAATAAAAGATACTCCGCGTGAATTTGCACGGAAAATCATCGGCAATGCGATGAAAGTGTTCGCAGATCAGGGAGAGGGCTGGGGGAACTATATTCCGCAAATGAGGGAAGGTATGCGGGTTGGGATTGAATCTGTGACTGTGCCCGGCGGTGCAGACTTTGAGCGCAAAGTGAAGCAAATGATGCTGGAAGAGATTGATGCGCTGCTGGATGACCTGACGGGCATCACCCCGGAACGGATGCTGATTGATTACCCTGATTTGTTGCCGCCGGATTTGCGGGCCAAGCTGTTTAACGGGGCGATTGAGGTTATCCGCGATATGGGGCTGGGCGTTGATGTTCTTAAGGATGACGACGGCGAGGATATTGTTCGCCTGACCGTGCCGGATGATTGCAAAATGCCACAGGAGGATATTGACGAGCTGACCCGGCTGGCCGAACCCTATGCTGTTAAACGCAAGCGTCTTCACCGGGTTCAGTAGGGGGTGGTATGATGATTGACCATGGTATTATCCCCTCGACCGTTTCCGACCTGCACCGGTTTTATTGCGTATTGCGCAGTGCCGGGGATGGCGACGAGGAAGGGCATCTGGCCGAGTGGCTGGAAGAACAAATGCTGGTGACGCGGGCGCGTGATATGGCGGAATTGGCGGTTAAGGTGGATGTTTTGTTTGGCTGGATTTCACCGGGGATGGAGGGCCTGACTGAAAAAGGAACAGACCTTTTGTTGCGGCAGGTTAACAGCCTGCGGACGGATTTACGGCGTTTGACCCTGACGGGTTGATTTTTCAACTGTTGTGATATCACAACAACTGAACGCATAGGCGGTTCCGGTTTTTGACCGGGCCGCCTTTTGTTATGGGGGAATCATGGTTGCCAGTATTGCGGTGCAGGCGGGCCTTTACGGGGCCTTGACGGAGGCGCTTTCGTGCCCGGTTTATGAGGATGTGCCGGTTAATGCCACGATGCCCTATGTGGTGTTTGATAATAACCTGGTGCTGGATGCCGATTATATCAGCGGGGCGCATGAGCGGATTACGTTCTATCTATCGGTTTATTCGTCCTACCCCGGATCGCTGGAAGCGCAGACGATATTGGGGTTGATCAAGCAAACCCTGCATCAAAAGCGCCTGGCGCTGTCGGCGGGGGTGATGGAGGCGATGCGGGTTAGACGGTTGACTGTATCGCCCGATATCGAAGATGAAACCTATATTGGCAGTTGCACCATCGAGGTGATGGTGCAGCCGTGAATTTTCCAGGTTAATGAATGTATGCCGTCCCGGTTGGGGCGGTTTTTTTATGTCTTGCAAGGAGCATGAAAGATGGTTGTTGCGGTTGCTGCGCTTAACAAATTGTCGGTTTCCGATGATGTTTCAACATCGGCGACGAAAACCGAATTTGAGGCCGAAACCTTTATCAAGGTTGGCGAAATTGAAAATATCGGCGAGTTCGGGTCTGAATTTTCGGCGGTGACTTTTACGTCACTGGATGACCGGCTGGTGCGCAAATTCAAGGGCACGGAAGACCCCGGCACGCTGGCGCTGGCGCTTGGCCTGGACCCCGACGATACCGGGCAGGCACAATTGCAAACCGCCCTGGCATCGGATGCGGAATTTTCGTTCAAGATTGAACTGAATGACGGGGAGACCACACCGACGACCTATTATTTTCGCGGGCGGGTCATGTCGTTCAAACAGACGGTGGGCGGGGCCGCCGATGTTGTGAAAGCCAGTTGTTCTATCGGGATTAACACCCGGCCCTTGATGGTGGCGGCTACCTGATCGTGGCCTTGATTTTTTGATCGCAGTTTGATGGATATTTGACAGGATTGATGATGGAAAAGAAAAGCGAAAGTGTGGTGGCGCAGACCATGAAGGTTGATCTGGCCGGGACATCCTATTTTCTGGTGGCCAATCTGAATGCCTTGCGCGGTATTAATGCCGCCCTTGGTGGCCTTGCGCCAGCCTTTGCCAAGGTGCGGGATTTGAATTTTGACGCGATGGCAACGGTTTTGGCGTCGGCGGCCGGGATGAAACCCAGCGCGGCCGAGTTTGACGGGCTGGTCAAGGATATCTGGCAGGCCGAAAACAAGGCCGAGATTGGCGGGGCATTGTCGGATTATCTGGTTGTTATGCTGAACGGCGGGCGGGCCAGTAATGATGATGCTGGTTCTGACGGTGAAAACGGGGGCAGCGCGCCGGGAAAGTCGTAGAACTTTCCGCCTGGTGGGACATGGTTTACCGCTATGCCACCGGGTGGCTGGGCTGGGATGACGAAGCGGCCATGTCCACCCCCATTGCCCGGATTATGCTGGCGATGGATGGCAAGGCGGAGTTTTTGCGCATTACCAGCGGGGCAGAGCCGGAACCTGAAAAAGCATCGCCCGACGATGTGGCAAACAGGTTGCGGGGTATTATGGCGATGGCCGGGCCAAAACGCGGGAAATAACCATGACAGTAACAGGCGGAAAGCAACTGGCAGCGCGGTTAAACGCGCTGCCAGATAAAATGCACGACCAGGTGGTTGAGGCGGTTGCGAAAGCCGCGCTGGCGGTTTTGGATGAAATGCGGCGTTTAACCCCGCGTGACAGTGCGAACCCCGGCAAACATGCGGCAGATGGTTTGACGGTGGTTTATTCCGAAAATGGCCTGAAAGCCTTTATTGGCCTGCCGAGTGATGCGCTGGCATCAGACTATTTCTGGTTTCGTTTTCTTGATGGCGGCACCAAGGGCGGAACGGTGCAATATCGCAAGGCCGGGAAACTGGGCAAGCGATATAGCATGACTGTTCCCGCCCGCCCGGCCTTGCATATTCGGGATCGTGCGGTTGATGGTGCGGACGTACAGCAAATGATTAGTTTGGCGGTGCGCAAGGCATTGAACGAGGCATAAAATGGCAATCGAACAGCATGGCATTGCGGTTAGTATCGAGGCGCAGCTTGATAAATTTCGCAAGGAATTAAAGGATTCGGGGAGCCTTGTGGATGTTGTTACCACCGGGATGGATAAGGCTACCCGGCGCGCCGCGACTTCCTTTAACCGGATTCAGGCACGGATAGACCCTGCGACGCGTGCCTTCCGCCGCTATGAACAGCAGGTGTCGCAGGTTAACTTTGCTGTTGAAAAGGGTATTAAAACCCAGGCAGAGGCCGAAAGGGTCTTGCACGGCCTGACGGCAGAATACGAACGGTCTGTGGCAAAGATTGGTGCCTTGCGTAGAACAGTCGTCGCAAATGATGATGCCGTTGCCAAAAGTTCGGTTAACTACCGCAAGTTCGGGGCCATTGCCCAGCAGGCCGGTTATCAGGTTGGTGACTTTGCAGTGCAGGTGGCCAGCGGGCAAAACCCGCTGGTGGCCATGACCCAGCAAAGTGCGCAATTGTTGGGTTTTTTTGGCCCTTGGGGGGCCGTTCTGGGTGCGGCGGCTGCTGTCGCCGGGGCCTTGGCTGTTTCTTTATGGGATACAGGGGATTCGGCGGGAAAAGCAGCAGATGGGCTTAAGGAATATCAGCGCGAGGTCAAGGCGGCTGATGATTTTGTGAAGAGCCTGAATGATAGCGTCAAGGACACGTCACAGCTTTTTGCCGATCAGGAAAGTGCCGTTTTAGGCGCGGCACGCCAACGGATTTTGCAGGCGCAGCGCGACCTTGACGAAGCACAAAAACGCCTGAAACAGGCCAAGGATGATGTATTTGATACA